CGGGCTTTACAGGTGTTGCTGCTGGTGTACCCTCAACAACTACAACACTAAATACAGGAGGTTCCGCTGTAGTCGCTTGAACTACAAATAAATCTATTCTTGGATTAGTTGCGTCACCATCTGCCAAGGTTATTTCACCCCTTACAAGTTGTGAATATTGCAAGTTGTTAATTATAAATATAGACGCGTAAACATCATACAATAAACTACCTGTTCTATTGGTTACACCGCCTTTTACAACCGCGTTTGCACCGTACAAATCCTTAAAAGTTGGAATACTTTTAAACTTTATCGCTCTAGTTGCTGGATCGGTCGCTTGATTTGCTGAGACAAAAGGAAATTGCCCTTCTTTACCGACATAAGTAGTTTCGTCAACGTCGTTAAGAGTTAAAAAAGAGCCTATTCCTAAATTAGACTTTTGAATCTTTCTACTGCTCCCTTCTGGACTTTCCGTAGTGTCTGAGACATCTACTACATGAAGAAAATCACCATCTGCAGCCTCGTTTATCTCTTCTAAATCTGTTAATTCCTTATTTATTGCCATTATTTTTACCTAATTAAGTATGTAATTATTGCCCCCTTGGAAATTATAATTTGCTCCGCCTTGAAATATGAAGTTTTCAATTTCTGTAGGTGTCATTCCTTCCGTAATTCCGTTCATATAAATAGCCTGACGGTCTTCTTTACCTTCAAATGTGACTTTATAACCGCTGAAATCACCTATTTCTGTGCCTGTAGAGTTGGTATAAGTGGCATCTAAGCCATTAAATAACCCTAACATTCGCCAATTACCGTTAAAATCCTTGTAAATAGCCCTGTATTTTTGCTTAACTAATGTATAAACTTGGTTAGCCTCCTCAGTTTTTGGCACATCTACGTTAAAACTTTGACTAAAAGATACTGCACCGCCCTCTGTTTCTGATGTTTCAGTAAAAGATGAGCCGTTTGCATACACTTTATAGATATTACTACCCGGGAACGCGACTAATTTTTGGTTTTCTATAGTCATTTGTGACCTAGAATACTTGATATAAGGTAATAAATAGATAGTTTCAATACCACCATTTAAATCTTTGCACTCCCTATCTATATTTCTAGTTAACTGCGTTACCATAGTTCGTCTTCTCTTAGTCCAACACGACCACCAAAATACAAGCCGTTAGTTAGTTTAATATCCATCGCATTAACATCATCTTGCGCTCTCTTGTACTCTGGAATAGTGTTTTTACATATCCATTTCTCAAACCTTTGAACATACATCTGAGCCATTGAAGCGTACTTTTCTGCTAAGAAATTAACCTCAGCGACACTTGCTATTTCTGCATTATCTGGTTGGTGCTTAAATAAACCGCCATTAGTCAAACTATAAGGGCTTATCTCTATGTACTTAGATGTTGCTTCATTCTTTGTAATAGGCTTCACATACTCAGTGTATAGCGTTAAGTATAAACCCGCTAAAGTATCGTTTTCGGCATCGCTTAAAATCTTGTCGTATAATTCAGTACCTAACAATGGTTCGATAACCGATAACTGAGTATCTGCAATACAAAAAACATACTTATCTAAATCTACATCACCACCCATTATGGTAGTACTTACTATTTCTTCTGGTTGTATGAATAAATATTCTGCCATTATTTACTTTTCTTTACATAATTAGGATGATGTCCATCATTTGGCATATCCTTTGGTGCTATCGGTGCTAAAAGATGTCCAGCGGGTCTAGGTCTGTATGACTTCGGTATGTTTTCAACTTCTTCACTTGACGATAACGCCTTATCTGGTCTGTACGTTCCATCTGTATTCTTCTTCAACCTATACAATTCTTCTTGCCAAAAATGACCACATCGAACCCCTCCTTTAAATTTGTACAAATCGTATGATTGTCCTTTATGTCCAAACTCCTTGTTAATGCCCTCCCTTGACGCCTTATCAATATCTTCTAATCTATAAACCACACCACTTCCAGTCCTCCCCATCATTTGGATACAAAAACCTCTACTTCTTCCGCTGGAATACTTTTCTTGATATGAGTATCTTACCTTATAAACCCCTTTATCTAAATAACTTTCATCCGATGGTTTACTTTTTATAACCGCTAATTGAATTGGTTTTATCAATCTTTTAGCCCAACTTTCTATATCTTCATTTTCTTCTAAACACTCCCTTTTGTCTACTAATTCCCACTCGTCCGTAATAGTTTCACCTATTAAGTTTTCAAGCATTAAATCACCCTCGTCTTCTGTAAAATTATCTTTTTTTTTTACGTCTCCACAATAAAAATGCTCACTCAATTGTGTTTGCGCTTCGTTTTGTTTCTCAGTAATCGGTATAAACTCTAAATCTAAATTGATTCCGTACTGTACTAATATTTCCTCAAAAGCATCTGTTAATTGTTTTTGTTTTGCTTCAATAACATACTTTAACAAATCAAGTCTTGCCTGCTCCATTTCTTCGGCTGTATTACTAAAACCACTTGAAGAAATAATACCCGCAATTGCTGGACTTGTACACCTGTGAGCCGTCAATATCTTTTGCCTTGCAACCTCGTAAAGAGAATCCCACTGTTTATGGATATTGTCCGCGACTGGAAAAACTGTTATAGTTATCGGTTCTTGATCTCTTGCTTGAAACGACATTATAAAAGAACCCGCATTACCTGAGCCTGTTAACTTTTGCTTAATCTTGCGCTCTAACCTGTCTTTTTCCTCATCGCTTAAAGTTTGACTATCTGGAATATTGATAATATAACCAGCACTTAAGCCATTCTTTACATAATTAATTGTTAGGTTTGCTATCTCCCTTTCCATTTCAGCATACACTAAACCACTTTGATAATCGGGTGAACTAAAATACTGTGAACCTACACTATAAGGTTTAATTCTGTAAATTTCTATAGGGTCTTTTGAACCTCCGAAAGCGTTAAAGTATTCAGGTTTAGTTTTGGTTGTGTTGGTCCAATCCTTAGAATACCAGTAACCTTCAATTTCACCTTCCTCATTCTCAATCGATGGAACTACGAATTGCTCAGGAACGTGACCGATTGAATATAAATCACCTCCCTTAGTCTTTTCAACTTGCATCGTCGCACCTGTAAAAACTTGAAAGTCAGTTATTATGTTATGTAAATCTTTGTTAGATAAGATTGTTTTAAACTTCGCCCAACCTTCAATATTTGTTCTAGCATTTTTAGCCCGTAAACCCTTTCCGTAGATTAAATCGGCATAGGTTTTGTTCAAACTTCCATTTGTAGAACTATCACTATTCATGTCTATAATGTACTGATAGAACTCATTTTTAGGACCGTTTAAAACCCAGTTTTTACCCTTGTTTTCAACAGGTTCTGGCTTAATGTAAGACGCTAATTTTAGTAATCTTATATCACTCATAGTAATACTTTCCTTCAGTTAATAAGTAATCTTGTGGAGCCTGTACCGTTGCCAATAATTTACCTCTATAAAAAATAACACCCGCCTCAGTTAATTTAATTTGAAACTTTTGACCCTCTGTAAATGTGTAAGTGAAGGATAGTGTTACAAGCCCGTTTAAAGTAGTATAGGTTGCTGTAACAGCCGCCTCTATATTTGTAACTTCATTCTTTAACAACAAGACAATTGCACCCGTAGGATAAACCCTAGGGATTAAATTAACAGTGTGATTTGTGTTTGCTGGTAAAACTATCTTCATTACCATAGTAACTAAAATAGTATCTTTTTGTTATAAAAAAACCCTCTTCAGGGACGAAGAGGGTTAAAACTAAACTAAACTAAAACAAATTACTTTTAAAACACCATTACTAATGCGCATTGTAAAGAGGCGGTACTGGCTTGTTGGCTACAAATATAAATTAAATATTTGGAATAAAAAAACTACACAGCAACTGTTACGGCTTCAAATTCTGTTATTGTTGAAGCGTCCAAAGTTGGTGCAAGTTTAGATTCCTGAGCAGTACCTACAATTGTATATCCGCTTAAGTCTCCCATTGCACCACCTGTACTAGCGGTCACAGTCCAATCCATTCCTTTTCTTAACCCTAAGGCTTTATAGTTTCCGTTTCGATCCTTAACAACTGCCTGAGCAAAACTAGCAGCCAGTAAATTAAATTCCGCTGCGTCTGCCGCAGTCATCTTCTTAAGAACAACAGTAAGCGTTTGAGTGTTAACCCTAGTGCCTGTATTCCTGTCACCTACCATAACCTCTTCTAGGGTGTTTCCATCACCTTCTAACTCATAACTGTAATTAGCGGTTAATGCTGCGTTCATCGCAGTTGCTTCGTTCCCCGCACTTACCGTAAAAGCATCGGCTAAGTCGTCGTAAAGATATAATGTTGAGTTACCGCCTAACTGCTCCTTACAGGCTCTAGCACGGCTCCTCGTTAAATCCGATACACACATATATTTTTATATTTTTATGTTAAATAGGGGGCTAATTAAAACCCCCTTTTAACGTTATTTTTATGCTGTTGTAGAAAGTAAATACACAATCTCGTTTGAGTTGTAATATCCAACACCACCAGAATAAACTATTTTACCCCTTACCTGACCTGTTAAAAGTCCAATAGAATCCTCGTCAACTAAAGCAATTTCGTTAAAATCTTGCTCCAATCCTGTAGCGAATACCAAGTTTTTAGGCTCCGCAATTACGATTGTATTGTCTGGCAAATCTTGCAATTCAACAAGAGTATACCCAGCAAATCCCATTCTTTTCTCAGAAGTATCTCCGTTGTTAGCAATACCTTTAGTGGTAAGGTAAAACATATACGCTTGCCATACGTTGGCAGAAACCATTACGTTTAAAGATTTACGTCTAAGCGTTACAGGGATAGCGGCTAATGCTGCTTTTAAAACTGCCTCAACGTTAGATTCAGATACAGCAGCGTTAATTGCTGTGATACCGTTGTTTGCTTTAATTACTGCGCCATCTGCTGCAAACTGTACAATAAGACCGTCGCCGATTTGCCCGTCTGTAGCGTTAACACCCGTCCAGATTTCAGCGTTTACTTTATCCGATTGCGAGCCTAAAATCTCCACTTGCATAGCCTCTAAAATATCAGCGGGTGCGTTTGGATTAGATGCGCTTGCACCCATTGAGTCTTCGCTCCAAGTTTGGCGAAAATCTTCTTTACAAATATCAAAATCGTTTTTAACTTTCTTTGGTATAATAACCTTTTCTGAAAGTGTAATCGCACCCGCTGGAACGTGACCACAAGAATAGTCCACTGTACCATCCGTGTAAGCGATTTTTCTTAGGTTGAATTTGTACCCCACATTTGGAGCAATTGTCATTACATTTTTTGATAAAGTGTCACCGTCTTTGAACGATGCTCCGATAATTTCACCAGCGACTTTACCCGCATAGTTACTAGATACTGTTGTTGTTGTTGCCATAATTATTTTCTGTTATTTCTTAATTTTTCTAAAATTCTACCTTGTTTTGTAAGTTGCGTAGGTGTTGCCACAATTCTTTTTCCCGCTGGCTGCTCTGAAAGACTCACAACCTGATCACTAAGTTTTTTAATTTCAGCCAATAGAATATCGTTAGAAGCCTTTGCATCTTCATCTATTAACTTTTTATACTTAATCAACTCTGATTTAAGAACGCTTTGAACGTCTCTTGCTTGGGTCTCATCATTCATTTCTGCTGCCTCTTCTGGAGGTGCTTCGCTTGTTCTAACCTCAGCGGCTATACCATCTTCAGCAACTACTAAAACTTCACCACCTTCAAGCGGATATTCTCCAACTGGCAATGCAACTCTTTGGGTTTCGTCTTCTGGACTTTCCACCCATACAGCGCCTCCTATTTCCAAGGTTTCACCCTCGTACATTATTGCAATCTCTCCCGACATTACAGAGCCTAAAGTCAAATCGACTGTAGGTGCGTTTTTAATTTCTTTATCGCTCATTAACAATGTGCGAAAGTCTTCGAAACCTTTTGTAATGGCATCGGTAATAGATTTACTCATATTCGTTTCATTTTTAATTCCTATTTCCTTTAGTGAAAAGAGTCCGTCAATTGAAAAGCCTTTAATTTCACCACTTAAAGCCTTGTTATAAATCTCTTTATTTGCACATTTCATTTTTAAAGCCCATGCACCTTCCACGATATCCTCCTTTGGTAGGTCGTAAGCGTTTGCAGTATCGTTTTTTGGGTCTTTAATTATCCAACTTTCAACAAATGAAATACCTTCAATATTCGTTTCGTGTTCTAGCTTTGAATTTAATTGAAAACCTTTTGTGAAGAAATCGTGCGCACTTGCTTTTATTGTTTCTTTTGGGAATGTAATATAAAACTCATGACCATCTTGATTTCTGTAAATAGGTTTGTCTGGAATAAGGCATATCCCTAATAATGTAAACTCTTTTTTATCAACCTCCGCCAACTTTGTTTCTGTCCATTCATGCTTATTTAGCGCGATAAACTTAGACTCCATTGCTGGACTTTCAACCAAAGAAACGGAATATACATTCTCTGATTCTGGATCGTAAATGGCTTCGTATGTCATCATATACTAAATAAACTAAATAAAGTTGTTTTTGTTATAGTTTTTAACTACATTTGTATTGCTAGAATACAAGGGTGTTAGACTTTACGCAAGTAAGTTTGACACTTTTTTTTTACAATGTACTTCCACTTTCAATAGCCCTGTCTAATTGCTGCTGACTTGTCATATCCCTAGAAGTGACATAAGCCCTTACAGGTTCGTTTGAACGGCTTAAACTTTGGCTGATTTGATTACTTGCGCTACCTTGAACTAGATTAAATGCGGGTGCTTGTGGCGTTCTGCCTCCTGTGTTTGCACTAGGTGCTGAACCACTTCCATCATTAGGAGTACTCAATATGTTGCCAATTTGAACCGCACTAAAAGCACCCGCTAAACCCGCTTGAATAAATGGATAAGCTGGAAATAAGGTTGTAATAGGTGACGCTGATGCTGTTGTAAAAGCATTTTGAACCCCTTGAAACCCTGATATAGTGGCTTGTGCTACTGCTGCGCCTTTTGCTAATGCGCTACCTTCTTTTGCAATTGCACCTATTAAAGCAAGTGTATTTTGAGCAATACCAACCTTTGCATCTTTAACTTGGTTTTCTAAAATTATTCTTTGCCTTGCTGATTCTTCTGCTATCCTTACACCTTCCTCTGCTAGTCTATTGCTAAACTCTAAATCTCCTTGATTTAATTCTCTGGTTTTTTCTGAAAGTAGCTTTTTAGAATCAAATACTAATTCGTCTTGAAGCGTCAAACCGTTAGTTAATTCAAAAGGGTTTTCTTTTTGCCTTACAGGGTCTGCGCCTGTACCCGCTATCTTACCCTCTATGTCTTTTGAATCTACATCTAATAAA